TCGAAATACCAGACGCTGTACGACCAACACCACTCACACCAGTTTGACCGTGAGCAAACGATGGCATACCTGTCGATTCATCGGCAAGCTGACGAGCCTTGTCAAACATCTGAAGGTTCTCTTGCGATACATTAGGAAACTTCGTACCAAACAAAGCTTGACCGGGAGCACCGCCTTGACGACGAAACACCTTACCGGGATAGACGCTCATGTCTTGACCGGGAACAAGGTTGGTTTCATCAATCTCGAAAACGAGGTTGCCAGACAAGACTCCGTTGTCCACTGCCATACGCATGAAACCATTCATTAGGGTTTGGGTATCGTCCATGTTTTCAGCGATACCAACACCTGCCAGAGAGTAGGGGTTAAGTTCGTAAGGGACAGCGTAGTACGGAATCTTGGCTGGCTTAAAAGGATTCAACACAAGGCGAATGATTTTACCGTTGCAATACCAAATGTTGGCTTGGAGTTCACCATCGAAATCTTCAGGCACTTCAATGTCATTCTCTTCAAGCAACTCAACATCAACATTACCCCAATACTCCAACACTTCAAAGCGATCAACACCGTAGTTCAAAGCGTAGTCTTTGAGGGTATCTTCCCAATACTTCTTAGTATAGCCTTCACCGCCTGCAACGATTTCATCAATCACTTTGCCACGGAAGTGAGGACGCTTCTTCAGAGCACGAAGCTGTGTACGCGACATCTTGTGACGCTCAATGACATATTGGCATTCGTCTGTGTTGTTAGCGTCTGGATCCCAATAGAAGTTCCACAACGAAACATGTGATGCCTCTGGTACTGTCTTGATTGTTGGTTTGTATTCACCGTCCTCAGTCCAGTTTGGATATTCTTTGTTGACAGCGAACGGACCCTTCATCACGCCTGTACCGAACAGCGCCATCTCAAAGCCTGACAGACGCAAATGCTTACTAGCACCACTCTCGTCAAGCTGATCATGAATCTTCTTCTCCATCTTCTTAGCTGCCACCATAGCAGGATGGAAAGTAACAGAGGTTGGTGTGACACCCGGTCCTTCTTTCAAGTTGGGGATGTCTTTCAAGTCGTCCTTCATAGCACCCAACATCTCTTCCAGCTTGTCGAGGTCGAAGTCGTTGCCCATATTGGCAGCGCCCTCTTCACCGAACGGAATAGCTGGTGCAGCAGGTGCGCCTTTGGGGTCGAAATGGACAGACTCAACAACACCTTCAGGCAATACTGACGGGTCAATACTCAAAGGGAATTTGTTGTTAGAAAACAACACATCAATGATCTGACCATATGCAGCCAGCACCTTGGTCTTGGTAACTTTGACGAATACACGCGACTTCTCTGTAGAAAGAAACTGCACATCAGGACCATACAGACCGCGATAGTTGCGATAGGCTTTGAGCCAGCGTGTCTCGTCAGTGCGACGAGCTTCTTCAGACCTAGTGTAACGCTCTTGAATGAACGAGATTAAGCCGCTGGCCTTGAAGGAGTCTGCGTCAGTGGTAGCGTCATCCAATGCCAATACTTTGTCGGTTGTAGGTTTATCAATTAGTGCCATAGTGTTTCCGTGTTAGAACGTCAATGTGTAAAGGTATAACATGTTAGTAACCCATTGTGGGATCGGCAATAGTCATACCTGTGTGTTGAGAAGCAGGGTCAAAGTCAAACAATCCGCTACGTGGACGACTCATTACACCATAACGTAGAGCGTCATAGGTGTGATCGTTGCTGACTTTGGTGTTAATGTCTTCTACGTTTGTCTTATCGATGGGCAGTGTAGGCAGATCAGCAATGATTTGTACACAGTTGTTGAAGAACACTATGCGAGGAGCCTCTGTATACTGATCAACCTGTAGACGGCGGTGTATTTCGTTCTTACCAGCCACCCTACTACCAGCAGATCGGTCAGCAGGTCGCCATCTGCACCCCTTCATGATCATTCGTTCAGCAATAGAGGGTCCAGTATCGCCACGTTTGTGCCAGCATGAGCTATCAAGCACACCATAACGTATCTTTTCGCCATCTTCGGCGTTCATCACCATCACAGCCAAGTCTTCTGCCAGCACTTTGCTGACATAAAGCTCTCTATACACCACCAAACTGTCATCAGGCGCTACAGCAAACCACAATACAGCGCTATAGCTACCATATCCGTAGTCACAAGACCTGAAACGAGGCCAATTTGACGGGATGATGAAGGGATCAACCACATGAATAGCCCTATTGAACTCTGAAAACGCTGCACCTTCAGCAACATCCCAGTTTCCCTCAAGCAATTGCTTACGTTGGTGCTCTGGTAGAGACAACAACATGGTTTCGTAGTCACCAGAGTCAGCCAAATAGGGGTTGTCTGCCAGCTTTGCCGATATAAACTTGCGTTTGAACAGAGGCAAGCCTTCTTTGCTATGTCCTTTGGGGTAGGCTAGAGTCTGTCCTGTCTCAATGTCGGTGGCATAGAAGCTTTTACCGGGCGGTGCAGGGACAATGAACATCTTCCTGACCCATTGATGGCCGGGACCACCGGGGTTGGTGGTAGCTCTCATGAACACAGGTAGGTCAGGTGCTGCTGTACGCAGACGAGAACGCATGTAGTTGTAGGCAAACGGTGTAGGCCACTGTGTTAGCTCGTCCCAAGCGATGTAGGAGAACGACAAACCTTGATAACGCATGACATCTTCGTCACGGTCAAGGTAGGACATCCACAACTTGCCACCACTTGGATGCTGCCATTGCATCTTTCGCTCACTCCACTTGATGCCGGGATATATCTTTGGATACATCTCTTGCGATTTCCAAATGAGTTCTCGCAATTCTTCTGTGGTGTGGCGAAGAATGAGTCCAGAGAATTGTGGATGGGCTATGTAGCGTAGAGGATCGGCAAGAATGGCATAGCTCTTACCACCACCAGCAGCACCACCATACAACACCTCACGCTCAGGAGCAGCTAGGAAGGCTGTCTGAGGGCCGGGGTTGGGTTTGAAGATGACGTTCTCATACTCAACAAGCTCAACTATCGGTGCTGTTGTCGGAGAAGGTGGCGCTAAGTTGGACGAATCGATCACTACCGAAGAAGCTGTCTTGTCCGGTTCCTGTTCTTTTTTCGTACTCTTGCGCTTTCTTAAGGGCTTTTTCGTACCTGTCGGCAAGCTCTCGATAAGTAGAGGACTTACGTCTTTGGGACTGTTCACTCTTAATCCTCTTCATCAAACCTACATGACTTATTTCTCTACCAGTCACAGTAGTGAGCCAAGCTGATACCTGTCTCAAACTATATTGCTTCAAATGCTTCTTAGCTTTCTCAAGCGCCTCTAGCTCTAAAGGTACAGGAACAAGCCAGCCATCATCGGCCTCATCAACTACATACCCGAACGGGATGGTTCGTCCTAGCCTCGGTATCTTAACATACTCTTTTGCATCTTTAGGTTGCGGTAGTATGAAGACACCTAAACCAAAGTCATACTTGGTAGTGTCAACTTCAATCATTCTTCTTCGCGTTCCTTAGCAGGCAATATCATCACACCACCTGTGTTGCTCTCTACTTGCACCTTCTCAGTTTTAACCAAGCCAGCACGGTCAAGCAAGTCTTTAGCGGCTGACATCTTCTCTTTGAGGCCAAGCTCTGTAGGATCGTCAATGGCATTAATCATAGCCACCGCAGCCTTTGGTGCTGCCATAGCAATGTAAAGCTGTGTAGCTTCAATGATCTCTTCCTTCAACGAGTTGGTGAGTTGCCTACGGCTATAGCCTTCAGAGAACCCTGCCATCTTCATAGCGTGGTTGATGTTGCCATTGGCTTCAGCAAACAACACCTCAAGGAATCGTTTCTGTTGTTCTGTTAGTTCTTTTTTAGCCATGATTAAAACAATGCCTGTTCGTAGTATTCTTCGACGGTGATGGTGGAATCCATAGTCGAACCAGCTTCGGGTGTTACAAGGACAGTGTCACCGGGATTGAGAACAAGGTAGCTACCGTCAAGCTTCAGATAGGCATTGCCTGCTAATGTATACCCACCAACAATATGATAGGTTCCACTGGCACTAACATCATTCCATTGAACCTGAACAGTCTTGTTATTACCAGCATGATTGGAAACAAACAACAAAGTCATCTTGGCAATATAGTTGTCAGGACAGGTGTAGACAGTGTTGGCTACACCAGCAGTCAACACTTTACCAATGCTTCTAATCTTTGGTTCTTTGCTCATTACTTCTTAGCCTTCTTAGCTTCAGACAACGCAATTGCTATAGCCTGCTTAGGGTTTTTAACAACAGGACCGCCTTTACCGCTGTGCAGCCCTTTGTCTTTAAACTCACCCATCACCTTAGCCACTTTAGCTGTTTGCTTCTTTGTCATACCGCCTTCAGCCATCTTAACAGGCTTAGTTGTCTTCGCAGCTTCTTTGAAGGCTTTGTCGGTGGGAGCGCCTTTGCTACCGGGCTTACGCATCTTCTCGTCACTACCAGCTTTGATGCGCTCTTGCTTGGCGTTGATGTTGGCGTAAAGGCCAACAGGCTTCTTAGTGACATCACCACCTTTGGCATACTCTTTGTACATGTCTTTGAGCCTACGCTCATCGCCCAATGACAAGTCGCCAGAGGCCAGCTTAGCACGAATCATTGCCTTAGCTTCAGCTTTGCTGGACTTGATAGGAATGTCAACAAGGCGTTTCATTTCTTCTTAGCCTTCATTGGCTTACCAACACCAACCATAATGACAAGAGCGTCTTTACCGCCCTTACCTTCTTTGGCAAGACACTTACCAGCAGCCTTGCACTTGGCAGGGGATGGACAGCCTTCGCAGGGCTTGAATGCTTTCTTTGTAGCCATGATTATTTCTTCGCTTTCTGTGCAGGTGGTACAGACGCACCACAGTTGGCTTTGACCATGCCGCCTTTGTTCATTTTCTTTTCTTCTTTTTCTTTAGCTTCACGGCGCTCTTTAATACCTTCACCGATTTCTTTACCAGCAACAACACTTGCCACAGCAACACCAGCAGCTTGCTTACCAGTCTTCTTTACTTCTTCTTTAACACCAGCCTTGAACATTTTCTCACCAGCCTCACGAAGCTTCTGACGCTCAGCAACAGAACGCACAGTGGAGCCTTCGTCAGACTCACGCTTCATTGAGACAAACTTGTTGCTGTCAAGATCACGTGCCTGCACAGCTAATGTCTTGTTACCGCCTTTACTGTCAGCAGCTTTGAACTTGCTGGTATCGCGGTCTTGTTTGACATCAACCTTTTCAATTGCTGTTTTCTTGCCAGCATCTTTAGCCATCTCACGATGAGCTTTATTGGCTGCTTGCAACTCAGTCATGCCTTTGTCTTTGAACTCTTCTTTCAAAGCTTCTTTAGTAGCGCCACGCTTCGTATCTTTGAGAATGGCTTTACCAACCAGTTTAGATAATGCACCCATTACTTCTTCCCCTTCTTCACAGCACCGCCCTTAGCCATTGCTGTCTTCATAGGGGCAGCATAGCCACCACCCATCATCTTCTTAGGAGCAGCTTTAGCAGGAGTCTTCACAGCCCCACCCTTAGCCATCTTCACACCAGCGCCCTTAGCAGCCTTCTCTTCCAGCTTCACAGCTTCATCGAGATAGGTGTTACGAACGTCTTGGGGCAGGCTCTTGTCCTCTGCCATCTTACGCAATTTAGCAACCTTAGCTGCTGTGTTCATTGGAGCCGTAGCCATATCATGTTTCCTTTAACAAAAATAGAGGCCACGCCTCAACGTCAGAGTTATAGCACCTATTGCTACATCTCACCACTTTTCTCGGTTGGCCCAGAACGCAGCCGACATCTTACCCTTAGCAATGTTAGAGGCATGACGAGCTTTGAAGGCTTCGTTGCGTTTGCTACCATCGGGAGAGCCTTTAACACCCTGCTGACCAAAACGAATGAGCTTCACCTTATCACCCTCTTTAGCCAACACAGCATGACTCTTTGTTGGATGATCGGGTGTTGCTTTAGGCTTGTTGTAGCCACTAAACTCTTCACTGCCTCGTTTGATTGCCATATCAATATCGTCCTTTACCTTTGCGGTCACGCCAGCCTTCATCGCGCATAGCTTTCTCTACAACATCTAAAGGAAAGTAGTAGCCTGTATGCTTTTCTAAAGCTGCTCTGACGTAATAAACATCACTATGCGGAATGTGTAGGCTGTCTAGCTGGTTGCGATGTAACGCTTTAAACACATCTGATGCAACAGAATAAGGGGGACTATCTATCATCCCTTTAGCTTCTACCGCTTCTCTATTCAACAAAATGGTCATATGCTTCTACTGTATAGGTTCAACACAGACTGTCTGTTTATAGCGACACTGACTGGTTGTGTAGACAGTATACCGCTTTAGAGCAACATTGTAAACAAAAGAAGACAAACATAAGAAACATCTATAGTTGTTATCTTCACAGTCGATATTGTGTTAGCGTCTTTATAGCTTCATAGTCTGTGTTTAGAGTTTGATGATTGTCTATAATGGTTTGTCAGCACAGAACAACTTCAATTTATGTACCCTATGTACTCTATGCTCACTGCATCACTACATAGTCTACATAGCCCCAAGCCCCAATACCCCTATGTTATACCGACATGAAAAATGTTGTCAAGCGATATATTTGCATCTGTTGCTTTGTTGCAACATAGTGTAAGTAGATGGTCTACATAAGCTTTGTTGTTGGCGTAAATGACAACACACTGTATAGATGGAGTAGCTAGATTGTAAAGCAGCAAGATAGTCTAAGCCGCTGCATTGTATAGAAGCTAAGCAATCATCCATTACTAATACATAAATGCTGGAGGTCTATGTTTTCATGGTCGATTTTCTGTAGCGGAATAGCCTGCTTTATCTGAAACGCATAAATGGTCCTGTAGGGGGTGGTGTTGCCTCTGCAACACTCCTGTACAGTTAAGCGATTGTGGAGGCTGTGTAGGCCGTGTGTGGGCTACATAGTGTACGGATGGAGCGTTTTAGATGGTGGTGGTTAACAGGTTGAAAAAGACCCTTCCGTGGGCTTTGTTGTATACATATAGCGCACCACCGGGGGGTGTCCCACGCCTGCCCTAGCAATGACAGCGTTACCAGCTAGAAAACAAAATGCCTACAATGCTGTAGCTGGTAGAGAATCTAAAGCTTTGCAAGTCACTAGACTGTAGAAAACTCTAATGAAATCAACGACTTAGAAGAACATTGTTAACTGATTCAAAAACAGTGTCTCAAATGATGGTTAATCCCAAATGCGAATGATTCTCATTTAGATTTAGTGTGTGTTGGTAGCGGAATACAACATCAACCCTTACCAACCAACACCATCAACACCAACCAACAACAACCAACAAAAACCAACACCATCTAAACCAACCAACACCAACCAACAACAACCAACAAAAACCAACACCATCTAAACCAACCAACACCATCAACACCGACACCAACAACACCAACAAAAAAGCATATCCCCTACACTGCAAAGCCCGATAACGCGAAACAAAAGTATACATCACTGTCCTTTGCTTTACAAATCTTTACCGGGCATACAGTGGTTTTGCTATTTACATACAGTGGTTTTGTGTGATAACCTAGCGACTCCCGCAACATCTTAAACATCCTGAAGGATACAAACCATGCAAAACGTCACAATCAAACAAGTCAAACAAGGCGACTATTTCAAGCGCAAGCCTGAAGCCAAGACTGTTTATATTCGCGGTGAATACTGCAAAGCTTCAAAAGCCTATTCATGCATCGATGCTGAAGACATCAATAAAGAATTGATGATCAAGGGTGATAAGCTTGTCTTCATTGGCTTCACTTACTAATCAACCCCTTCACTCTTCCTCAAAGGAAACAACATCATGCAAACCAAAACCTTCAGCGCTTCAGCACCTAAATTCGCCAAGCTTCAGCAACTCGCTGTCGCTATTCAAAGTGGCGACGATACCGCCACTAGCAAAGCCCTCTACAGTCTTCAAATTGATAACGACTTTCAGGGCAAAGGCTGGCAAACAGCCTTTAACAAGCTTGCAGACATTTTCGCCACTAAACAACCCTTGTTTAGTGTCTTCGCCCTTAACGGTAACTCTAAGCTTCCTTTTGTGTCCTTTTCAAGCTTACCCGGTGTCACTTGCGAGGGTGCTGGCGACTGTCTTACATGGTGCTATAGCTTCAGAGCTTGGCGGTATCCTTCAGCGTTTGCGAGACAATGTCAGAATGCATATCTCATGATTCATGCACCAAAAACCATAGCAAGCGCTTTGCATGACGTTGACGCTACTTTCAAGGGTGCATCCTATGATGTGCGTTTGTATGTTGACGGTGACTTTGCAAATGCTAATGATGTTTCATTCTGGTTTGACACCATCAAAACAACCCCGAATGCAAACGTATACGGGTATTCCAAAAGCTTTAAAGCTTTGCTGTCATACACTGGCGACTATCCAAAAAACTATGTCTTAAACCTTTCAAGTGGTCACAATGCAAGCCCATCATTGCTTCAGGCTGTAAAGGCTTTGCCGATTGTCAGGGGCGAATTCATAGCGGTATCAATCGGTGCTAAGGTTAAGTCTAGCGATCATGGCAAACCCGCTACAGTGAAAGCCTTAAGAGCCGCTTTTGATGGTAAAGCTTTTCCCTGTCCCGGTACTTGTGGCACATGTACAGGTAAAGGGCATGCATGCGGTATGCAAGCGTTAAAGGGTGTGCCAATCATCATTGCAATGCATTGATAACGTAAACTGTAGGGGCATGCTTTCATGCTCTTATGGTGTGCGCTATTGCACTATTTCAAAGGGTCACACAATGACACAACGAAACATCAAATACTATTTTGAACAATGCAACATGTCCATTGATGAAATAGCAGTTAAGACCGGGTTGTCTGTCGAAACAATAAAGGCTTTGCTAGTCAACCCGCCCGTATACATTCCTGAGTATCAGGGGCGAAATCGTCAACAATACAAGCCTTTTTGAAAGAAACAAAAATGACTACAGTATCAATCCGTGAAATCTTTAAAAAGCAAAACAAGGTCAACCCTGTAAGTGGTCACGAATGGACAGAACAGGGGCCGACTACATCATTTCAAGTAATTGGTGCAGTTGGTGTGCATAGTAACCACCGGACTATTGTCGGTGCTGAAAAAGCAAAACAAGAATTGCAAAACTTTTACAATAAATTTGATCTTTAACTTTTCTAAAAGGAACAACATCATGTTACTAATTGTCTCATTTACCAGTGTGGCACTGGCCGCTTACATCATGCAACGTGAAATCAAAGAACAATTGTGCAAACTATTTGGCTACACTGTAATCGGTGTTGGTTTTAAAAAGAAACACTATAGTCTTACAAGGGCAGATGCGCTGGAATGGCTAGCTTGTTATGATCACGCCATCATGTACAAAGGGCGGGTGCGCTACAGTGAACGGCGAACATTAAAGGGTTGACTATTGCGTGAAGGGTTGTTGTTTTTATACAACAGTCCTTTGCAGAGCAGTCACAAACGAAAGTATTAGAATAGCCATTGGGTTGGGTTGACTTTCAGAGGGACAGTTTAGGTGCGGAGGCGTTGCATGTTGCAACAAAACAACACCGACAAAATAGTTGTTGACAAATTTGTTTGATTGATCAAATAATAGCGTCAACAACAAAACAAAAGCCACTGATCGTAGTGGTACAGGCTGTAAAGTCTGAGGTTCTTTAACAATTGTTTACTGGTGTCGGGCGTAGTGTGAATGCGTCTATTGACCAGCGTTATCGTGCAAGCGTCAATTGTGCGGGTGCTCTAGCATATGGCACTGAAAATATGCATGAGTGCTCATTGTGGTGTCGGGGTCGGCACTATACAGTGGGTTTCTGACAATGCACTATGTCAGTGTGTTGTTTTAAACCAACTCCTCAAAGGAAACAAAATGCTTAATGTGATGGACAATCTATGCTTTGAACAGTATGTATACGATGTAGCTAAACAGGCTTCACCACTTGCTCAAATTGAATACTTCAACGGTACACTGTACGTCACTGGATGCACTGCCCGTGAAGCATCCAAGATGCAGACAGCGTTTGAGTGTAGTGGTGTTGGTGTTGTCGTGACACCGGGCACTGAGTACAGCTTTGACTTCGTATAACTCCTGAAAGGAAACACAATGTATACAACAAGACGAAGCGGTTTTGACCGTGACGATGCCCGTTTTCATTACGAACAACTGCAAAAGCACAAGGTTGCACTGCAACAACACCTGCACCTTCTTCAACAAGAATGCGTTCAAGCGTTTGCATTAGGTGAATGGGACCGGGTTGACCGCATCCAATTGTGTATTGATGACACATCCGATGAACTGAAAAAGCTTTCCTGAAAGGATACAAAATGAAAGTATTCGTCTACTTCAACCTGCATCGCAAATGCTTTAGCATTAAGGCACTGGAAGGCCCGAACAAGGGCCGTGTCGTGGCACACCGTGACGATGTGTTGCTCTTCGATGGCACGTTTAAGGTGTCAGAGGCAGGTCGTCAACGTGTCCTTCGTGAACGTAAAAAGAATGTACATGCTGGTGTTGTCGGTCAGTGGGATGATGCTGTCGATGTGACACATGACAGGGTGCTGCGTTATGGTCAAGCTATCACCTACAACCCCTACAAATACGACACCTTTGTACACTTGTACGGTGAGCATCCATGCAAGACAGGTCGTCTTGTGGCATTATCTGTGACGACTTACAACGAGAACAAACGTTCTCACATTAGTGTTTGGAACTAATATGAAAACATCAGAACTGACAGGCGCTGCCCTTGATTGGGCGGTGGCGAAGTGTGAGGGCGCTGAACTTTATATCAGCTATGGCGCTGCCTGCCGAGTTGGTGGGTGGATTGACTATTCAACCGACTGGGCACAAGGTGGGCCGATCATTGAGCGTGAGGAGATTGGTGTTCAGTGCATACCTGCTGGCACACGTAAAGGGTGGTGGGCCTTAGTTACTTCACGCTTCCACGACCGCAGTAGCCCAGACGAAGTGCGGGGAGACACACCCCTGATCGCAGCCATGCGGTGCTACGTTGCATCCAAGCTGGGTGATGACGTGGATGTGCCACCTGAGCTAGTCTGACAGCGCTTTGTAACGCTATTGACCACAGTAGCGTTACTGACTCACTGTCGAGTCGTTCTTTAAAGGAAACAAAATGGGCTTAGACATGTATGCATTCACTGTGGATGCGAAAGATGTTGGTGATGCTGTCACTGATGTGGCACTGGGTGACAATGCTGTAGAGCTATTCTACTGGCGCAAATTCAATGCTTTGCATGGCTGGATGGAACAGCTATACCGTAGCAAGAAAGGCTTGCGAGTTGATTTCAACTGCACTACAGTGCGATTGACCAATGAAGACCTTGACAGGCTTGAACGTGAAGCTAACAATCTACAACCTGTTGCTGGTTTCTTTTTCGGTGAGCAAGAGATATACCCCGAACAACTCGAAAGCATTGCAGACTTCATTGCCAAAGCAAGAGAGGCACTGGATTATGGCAAGGCTGTGTACTACGACTCATGGTGGTGATCGCCTCTGGCTCCTGTAGCTAGTGTCCTGTAATGGCCTTCAATGAGGGTCATTACCGATGCACTATCGCATCTATTCCGTAGGAAAACACATGAAAATCGCAGACTTCATCGCCCAAAGCAAGGGCAAGTTCATCACCATCAACTTCATCAAGAAAGATGGTACAACTCGTAAACTGAATGGTCGCATTGGTGTTACCAAGTATCTCAAGAACGGTACAGCCACTGTTGATCTTGACAAATACCTTATCGTCTATGACACCCTCAATGCAGGTTATCGTAGCGTCAACAAAGACACCATCGTGTCGGTGACATGTGAAGGCTTGACCATCAACAACAACGCTATGGTGACAGCATGAAACAATTTGCAGTTGAGTTGAAGCGTACAAGCTACGTCACCGTCTACGTTGACGCTGAGACAAAAGAACAGGCCGAAGACAAAGTCTGGAATGAGGCTGAGTATGGTGCATATGATGACGGTGATGCCGATTGGGAATGCACCGAAGTGTATGAGCAGTTTGCAACTGACGAAAGTCGTAACCTTGGAGTGACAGCATGAGCAAGACATTCACCATCACGGTCTACTCAGATGTCGGTCACGCTTGGGGAAAAGTCAGGAAAGACGTGCTAGTCAACCTCGGTATTGCCGACAAGATCACACGGTACAGCTATCAGCGTGGCGACTATGCCTACCTTGAAGAAGACTGTGACCTGACCACCCTGTGTATGGCACTGAACGAACGAGATACCCGCATCAAGTTTGTTGAGAAGAGTAGCACCAAAGACAGCCGCATTCGTAGCTATGAAAGGTATGAGTATGGCTTCTAACACTTGGCCGTTTCCGGTATGGCCTAACCCACTCGACAAGGGGCGCAAGCCCCCACCGTTCAACCCCAACAACCATGAGGATGCACCGTTGTGAGCGTAGCGAAACACATCCCCATCGCTGTATTCTGTGGCGCTCTATTGCTCTCCACAGCATCATGTGAGCATCAACCTGTACCCACTGTGGCACAGGCTACAGAGTTCAAATGTATGTTGAAGAACATCTACCACGAAGCACGAGGGGAAGGTGTTGAAGGCATGCAAGCTGTGGCACTGGTCACATTGAACAGGGCTAAGCAACAGGACAAGACAGTCTGTGAAGTTGTATACCAACGTAAACAATTCTCTTGGACAAACACTGCGAAGGGTCGTAACAAACCCATCACAGGTAACATCGACACCGTCCATGCTGTGGCATCACAAGCCATAGCAGGTGTGCTCACCGACTTCACATCTGGTGCTACCCACTACCACACTACGAAGGTCAAACCTGTGTGGCGTAGGGCATTGGACAAGGTTGTCGTTATAAACAATCACATCTTTTATAGGAAAAAGCAATGACTGATGAAACAACAGAGAAGACAACCCGTTCACGAGGTCGTCCCTCATTCGCTGAGAAGGCTGAACCATCCCTGCGTGACACCTTCTCGCTGGAGGTGATGAAGGGCATCCTTGCCTCTGGTGTAGCTGTTGAAGATCCGCTTGCACTGAGCCGCCATTGCTACAAGATAGCTGATGCATTGGTGAAGGTGAGGGATGAATGAAGACTGTTGCATACAACGTAGGCTATGCTCATGGTGTTCGTGGCTTACAACAACACCCCTACCTCTTCCCCGCTGACAGTTGGGAAGGTGGGCAATACAAACAAGGCTACATCGATGGTGCTGTAGCTTTGCAGAACGACATAGAAAGAGAAACAAAATGATTAGCGAAATTGATATTGCAGACTACGACGTACTGCCAGTCAGTAAGTTGTACAACGTCAAGCCCCGTAGCTACATCAAGCTGCCGTGGATGGATGGCACAGGTATTGATGAGGTGGTGTTCTTTGACCACATCGATGGTATGTACAGCTACTGTGTCAACATGAAGAACGAAGTGATGCACCTGCAAGCATGGGCAGAGGTTGCACCGCTTGTGAAGAAGGACAAACCCGACTAAGTTGTAGGGTTTTCTGGAGAAGTTGCGTTGCAACTTTTCTGGAAAGCCTTTACACTGAAGGCCCAACTCGGCAATGTTGCCACAACACACTTAGGAAACACACCATGTCTAAGCATGTCATCTTCTCCCGTAATGCCAACAACTCAGCCTTGAGCATTGAAGCCATTCATCAACGTGCTCCTGCTGCCTTCAGTGTCACCAAGGCAGAGCGTTTGTCTGACCGTTACATTTCCCTCAACACAAGCGATGTGCTGCCCATCATGGCAGACTATGGCTACCTGCCAACACAGGCTGCACAAAAGCGTAGCCGTAAGGCAGACCCAATGCATGCTGCTCACATGTTGGCGTTCAGCAAGACCACCGACATTGCAGAGACAGGTGACATTCGCCCTGAAATTATCTTGTACAACTCTCACGATGGTAGTGGTAGTGTGAAGCTGTTTGCTGGTGCATTCCGTTTCATCTGCTCCAATGGCATCGTGGCTGGTGAAGGCTTTCAATCTCGCATCTATCACAGCAGAGCATTGAACGGCTTCGAAGAGATGCTGCGTAACACAGTGGCTACATTGCCTGAGTTGATGGGCCGCATTGACAGGATGCGTGGTGTGTCACTGACCACTGGTGAAGCATACGACATGGCAATTGCTGGTGTGGCTACACGTTGGAGCGATTACACAGGTCAACCCAAAGGTGCTTATGCTGTGGCACAGACTGTCAAGGATGTGATGCAAGTGCGCCGTCTTGGTGATGAAGGCTACGATGCATGGACTGTGTTCAACCGCATTCAGGAAGGTGTTGTTCGTGGCAATGCAATGATTCGCTCCATCACTGAACAGCATCCTCACGGTGTAATGCGTAAGGCACGACCAATCAACTCAATCAAAGAAGCTGTCCGTATCAACCGTGAGTTGTGGGATATTGCCGAAGCAGCTATTGCTTGAATGACAATGGCCTTAACCGCTATGTGGTTTTTCTGGTTACGACAATCGGTGACAGCATGGAGAGACATGCATCTAACATCAACAACACATCTAACATAAGCTATGTTAGACAGCACAGGAAATGTTATGTACACAACAGAAGAGAAGCTGACAATGCTGGTGTACATCATCAGTGTTGTCACCCTGATACTCATATGACCGTAAGACTAACAAGAGACGGCACAGCCGTTGTAGACACCGACTACTACTGGCAACCCATTGCAACATGCCCAAGGTCTGCGAAGGTGCAACTATTGAGCAAGCATGGTGTTGCTGTGTATGGTGAGTTGCGTGGTGATGATAAACAATGGACACATTGGGCTCCACTGCCTAAGAAACCTAAGGAAGAAACTAAATGAAAACCACGATAGACATGGCCCGTGAAGCTGGCTTCAAAGAACACAATGGACTGATCTATGTAACGACCATCAATGATGATTGTGCAAAAGAGATTGAACGCTTTGAAGCCCTTGTCCGTGCTGATGAGCGTGAGGCATGTGCAAAGGTGTGTGAAGACGATGCTTGGCGGTGCAAAAAGATTGCAGTTGCAACGCAAAACAAAAAAGCAAATGCCGCCGCTTTGGAAGCCTATCTGTGTGCCGAAGCCATCCGAGCAAGGGGGAACACATGAACCTAGCCCGTTACATGCAACGTGTTGACAACAACGGTGTCACCTACTACCGATACAACCCACCCGCTGATGCTGTTGAAGCCAACATTGTCAAGCGCATCAAGATAGGAACCAACCTCGTTGAAGCCATCAACTATTGCAACGAACAGAACGAATTGATGGATGAGTGGAGGCAGCATCACCGCTACCTCAAACACTTGACAGACAAGTCAACCGTCAACGATCTAACCAAGAGCTATGTCAACAGCCTTGAACACAGCAGGCTTGGTATCAAGACACGCTCAGACTATGCCTACTACCTCAAGCAATGGTATCAAGACCGCACAGCAGGGCAGACTCTGTTGCACACAAGGCTTGGCAGTTTGACAACACCGATGTGTCAACAAATCTATGACACTCATGCAAGCAACAGCGTCAGCTTAGCCAATCATTCACTGGCTGTGTATCGCTTGTTGTTTAGCTATGCCATACGCAATGGGTTCTGCACCTTCAATCCATTCACCAATGTCAAGCGACAGACAGATCGACCACGCCGCACAGTGTGGACGAAGGAACACATCAAAGCTTTCATGGCTACAGCATTCAGCAAGTATGAATGGCGAAGCATTGGACTCATTGTGTATACGGCTTACGCCGCAGCACAGCGCTTGGGTGATATGAGAATGTTGACATGGGATAGCTATGACATCAACACAGGGGTGTTGTCGTTGGAGCAGAGCAAGCGTAGAGCTAGGGTGGCTATACCACTACCGAAGGACTTGCAAGAGATGCTCAAGCAACAACACCTTGACCTGTCATGGCAACCCTATATAATGCCAGCGTCAACGAAGAACACACCCAAGCCCTACAGCTTGCATCAGTTGAGCAAGGTGGGTAAGGTGGTGATGCAAGAGGCTGGATTGCCTGACGAGTTGCAGTTAATGGACTTACGAAGAACAGCCATCACCGAGATGGTTGAGGTTGGTGTTGCTCTCACAAACGTCATGGCATTGAGTGGGCATGCGACAGTGCATAGCCTTACACCGTATGTCAAACACACATTGAAGAGTGCTACAGTGGCACAGAACATGAGAGGAATGGTATGAGCGCTTGGCTTATCGCAGTGATCGGTGTCGTGTACGCCGTCATCGCAATTGATCTATTGATCAAGGGCAACACAGGACTTGGCTTAGCCTTTGTTGGCTATGCCATTGGTAACATCGGACTAACTATGGAAGCAATGAAACTATGAGTCAATCAATTAAACGAAGACCAGCGGAGCGTGATGCGTTTTGCCGTGGATGTGACAAGAAGATCGTCAAAGGTGAAGACCTGATCTACACTTATTCTTTTCGCAATCGTGGACAGAACATCTACTTCTGTGTAGCTTGTGCAAAGAAGATTGGCGACCTTGTTAAAGATGCTGAATGAGTTTGAAAAACTTCCACAACACAACATCAATCATTAACAACTTCAACTATTTCAAACAGGAATGAAATGACAACAGCAAAACTTATTTGGGCAACACCAGATGCCGACAAACACATCGGATATTGTGCCCGTGTCAGCAACCCCAACAACCAAGACAACCCCAATGTTGCAGGGCTGCTCAGCTACTGCGCTCGTAATGCTCACTGGTCTGTGTTTGAAATGGCTAGTGTGTGTATCGAAGTGTCCACCACCCGCGACATTGCACGACAGATATTGCGACACAGAAGCTTTAGCTTTCAAGAATTTTCGCAAAGGTATGCTGATGCTACACAGCTTGGTGAATTCGCTATTCGAGAATGCCGAATACAAGACAACAAGAATAGGCAGAACTCTTTAGAGCTAGACGACTTCGACACAGACGACATTGAACTTGGTGTGTGGTGGAAAGCAGCACAGGCTAGGATGATTGGTGAAGCTGAGTTTCTTTATGGCGAAGCATTACATCGTGGCATTGCTAAAGAACAAGCCCGTGCTCTGCTGCCTGAAGGGTTGACACCGTCTAAGCTGTACGTCAATGGCACTATGCGTAGCTGGATTACATTCTTGCAAGCACGACTTGATTCGTCTACACAGAAGGAACATAGGTTGGTGGCACAGGATGTGTTGGCTGTGTTGCGTGATGTTGCACCTGTTACAGTTGGTGCTTTCTTTCCTTTGGAGAATGTATGACCGACACCACTACGGCAGAGCTTGCCTATCTGCGTAGCCTAGTCAGAGAGTTGTTCAGCTACCTCGACATGCAAGAGGAAAGCGACAACGGTGTGATGTTTCACCCTGTACAAATCAGTTGCTGTAGAGTGACACTGACCCCTGTATTAAACGACTTGTTAGATGAACTTAAAACAATTGTCAAGGAACCATCATGACCTGCAACTGCCACCCCCTGTCACCCTTCCATTGGAAAGAACATCCACGCCCTTCCATCTTCGCTGACGATGTGTTGTTCAAGGCTAAGCTGTCAGGCAAGACAGCATCACAGATCAGCACTGAGGTGGTGAAGCGTAAGCGTGATGAAGGCATTGAAGTTGGCACAATCTATGGCCTCAACAAAGAACGTGACGAGGCTTTGCTACATGCCAAGCGCTTCCATGTTTTCAGTAAGGCTGTAAGTAAATGAGTTTCATCCGCACTCACGTTGCCTGTCCTGCTTGTGGTAGCAGCGATGGTGCAAGCATCAACGCAGACGGGTCAACGTATTGCTTTGCCTGTTCAACATTAACCCCCGGTACAGAAGGAATAGAAGTGATCGAACCAATCGCAGAACCCGTTAAAGACATGAGCTTTACTAAGGCTTTCAACACAGGTGTGCCAGTGTCTGTGTCAGAAAGACGCATCACCAAAACCACTATGGAGAAGTATGGCACTGTCCGTGACAACGGCAAATACTACTTCCCCTACTACGACAAAGACTCTGTGCTGGTGGCAGCGAAGGTCAGACCCGTAGACCGCAAAGACTTCAGCGCTGTTGGCAACTGGAAAGCTGCAACGCTGTATGGACAGAACCTGTTCCCCTCTGGTGGCAAGTATCTAACCATCACTGAAGGCGAGTTCGATGCACTGGCTGCATTCCAAATGACAGGATCGAAGTGGCCTGTTGTGTCCATCAGGAATGGTGCAGCTTCAGCATTGAAAGATTGCAAAGCCAACTACGAATACATTGATAGCTTCGATACTATCGTGATTTGTTTTGACAGCGATGAGCCGGGAATGAAAGCAGCTAAAGAAGTTGCTGGCATCTTCGGTAGCAAGGTGAAGATTGTCAAGCATGACCCTGCCTACAAAGACGCATGCGATTACTTGGCTGATTCAAAAGAGTCTACCTTTGTCAGTCGCTGGTGGTCGGCAGAGGCGTTTACTCCTGATGGTTTGATCAACGGAGAAAGCCTTTGGGAAGACATCAAGAAGCCCCGCCAGAAGCCTGACGCACACTGGCCCTACGCCACCCTTGATGAGATGCTCTGCGGCCTGCGTAAGCGTGAGCTTGTCACTGTTGCTGCTGGTACAGGGCAAGGTAAGAGCACGTTCCTTCGACAGATCATTCACCATTTGCTGATGACAACGGACGATAAAATCGGCTGCGCTTTCCTAGAGGAGTCTCCATCACGTACAGCACAAGGCATCATGTCTATCGAGGCAATGAAGGCACTACACTTACCAACCACTGAGTACACAGAAGAAGAACTGCGTAACGCTTTTGATAAAACGATGGGTACTGGACGTGTGACAATGTTCAGTCACTTCGGAAGTCTTGACATTGATAACGTCATTGCTCGTCTTCGTTGGATGGCTAAAGGTATGGGGTGTAGCTGGATTATTCTTGACCACTACCAAATGATCTTGTCTGGTATGGACACCGACGAACGCAAAGGTCTGGATATGTTGCTCACCAAACTGCGTACATTTGTTGAAGAGACAGGTGTTGGTTTGTTTGGTGTGTCACACACTCGTCGTGAGAATGGTACTAGAGGTGCGGAGAATGGTGCTGAGATGACGTTGTCTTCTCTGCGAGGCACAGCAGGTATCGCTCAACTGTCTGACGCTGTCATTGGACTGCAACGTGATCAGCAGCACGATGATCCTAAAGTCCGTAACACTACGTGTGTCAGGCTACTCAAGTCAAGATTCACAGGTGAGACAGGACCAGCAGGGTTTCTGTTGTTCGACAAGGATGCTCAGCGATTGATTGAGATTGACGATCCCACTGGTACAGAAGACGTGTTGTAATCTTATTGGATCATATGGTATACCTACTATGTTCAAATACTAGGAGGTATACTATGCGAACACATAAAGTATGTAACGAGTGCGGTGAGAATAAACTTGTCGAGGACTATTACGCGAGGCAGTGCAAGCACACCAAGAAAGATGGAACTATTTCGTACTACAGCTATCTTAAACCAATCTGTAAAAGTTGTTGGGATAAGGAATCTAGGAAGTGGTTTAGAAAAAACTGGCTTCAACATTTAGTTCAACAAGCAAAGAACCGTGCGAAACAAAAAGGAGTTCCCTTTGACATCACCATTGATGACATAGAAGTTGTGAAGCTCTGTCCGTATCTAGGTATCGAACTCAAACAAAACCTAGACGCAAAAGGTCCATCCCATAACTCACCCACAATTGACAGGATCGTTCCTGAAAAAGGATACGTTAAAGGAAACGTACAACTTATGTCTCATAAAGCAAACGCAATGAAGTACAACGCAAGCATTGATGAACTTCTATATTTTGCTAATAAGATAATTGAGTTGCATTCAACAGATAAAAAGGTAGAATGAACATGAGCGAAGTAGAACAATACTGGAACGCCATTACAAAGAAGTGGCCCCACCCTGTACCACAGTACCACCAGCTAGATCCAATGGAGCAGATGATGTTGGTGCAGTCCATCAACATCTTGTTGCAAATCTTAAACAACCACCGAAGGAACTGACATGAAAGTAAGCATCGGACGCTACCCTAAAGGCGACACTCCACGTCGAGTGAAAATCGTCATCGATCCCTACGACACATGGAGCATGGACCACACCTTAGCTCTCATCATCGTACCAATGCTTAAGCAGTTGAAGGCTACGACGCATGGTGCTCCATTGGTTGATGACGAGTATGTGCCAGAACATCTTCGCTCTACAGCAGCACCACCTACAGAGAATGAATGGGACGTTGACGACAACCATTTCAAACGATGGGACTATGTTCTTGATGAAATGATTTGGGCAATGGAACAGATTGTCGCTCATGACAATGAAGGCTTGTTCTTTGACCACTCTGAAGTTGATGAAGAAGCTGACCTGATGAAGCAAATTGCACAGATCAAGTGTGACCACGAAGGTCTTCA